TGCCATAGGAGATTGCGAGATTTGCTTCACTACTACAGTATTCGATCCGGTATTATGCACTAGTAAATTGAATCTCATACTATCCGGTTTGCTTACATAAAATTTGATATTGTTTTTATGTTCCTATACACTAGTAAATTGCATAGGATTTGATATTGTTTTTTAGCTTAAATGTTAATTTTGTACTATGTTTTACGTTCCTATGGACTAGTAAATACAAAACGCTAATGTGAGATCAGGTGTCGTAAAATGCGCTATACTAGTAAATTCTATGCTGTACTATTCGGTTAGACTTTATTCCATAGGGTGTGATACAATTTGCTTTTATAGACTAGTAAATGGAATTTGATTTTGTGCCATCAGGTAGTATCCGTTCCACTTCTAAAATGAACTTTCAAAAGGAAAGGGGAGTACAAAGAAATGAGTTGGTTTCGAAAAGGCGCAGAAGGCGCAGAAGCAGCAAAACAAGACGAAGAGGATCGTGCTAGTAGGATAGGAGTCTATCGTCTATGGTTGCCAGCAGGGGGAAGTGCTCAATTTACTTTTCTGGATTCAGAAGGGTTTTTCTTCAAAGAGCATGGATACTATGCTAATGGCAGTTGGAACAATTACGAAACATGCATACAGGACATAGGAGAAGAAGACTGCCCATTTTGTGAAGCCGGTCTGAGGTATTACTACGAGTGTGTTTTCTCTATTGTAGATCACACCGAGTTTGTCAGCAAGAAGACTCAGAAGAGAATGAGCAACACCAAAAAACTGCTAGTACTCCGGTCAACAGCAAGGAAGAAAGTACTTCGCAAGAAAGATCAACTAGACGGCGATCTTACCTATTGCCGTTTCGAGAGTCACCGAGACGATGCAAAGGAGTGTAACACCGGCGAAGACTTTGACTTCATTCAGCGGTATAGTAAAGAAGACGTACTACGGCTAGCCCCGGCAGAGTATATGGGAAAAGCAATAGTGCCGAATGAGTGGATTAAACCATTTAACTACATGGAGTTGTTTGCCCCAAAGAAAGCAGAGCAGTTGAGAAGAATACTAGGTAGAGTGCCTGATCCGATAGGCTCTGGCGAATCGGCTAGTATAGAAAAGTCGAGCGAAGACGATAACAAGGAAGACAAAAAACCATCGGGTAGTAGACCGTCAGTTCAAAGTCTTCTTTAAAGGTTTGCATACCTAACCGGATTGGAAGTCATTACTCCCTGTTCTGTCATAATAATAACTACCAATGAGCGGGTGAACGCAAGGGAATTGTCGGAGGCATCTAGCTTGACAAGTAAATCACAAAGACAGGTTGCTTGCGAGGTATGCAAAACAGCACTATGGAAGTAGTTAAATCAAGTCAGTACTGGATACGGCAAGAGCAGATTGCCGACTTGGAGAAGTTCAAGGCGCACTATACTTATAAGCCTAAGTTCGACAATCTATCGCCCATTTGTACTCTCACGTATCGAAAAGAAGACGGAGTGAATTGGTGGGGGTTTCCTCGAAATACGAAGCTAGTAAATGGTGAAGAAGTAATCGACCAGACTAGTACGGGGAATCCCCTGCCGTTTCCAGTAGAGTTTTTAGGAGAGTTATGGGATTATCAAGAACCAGTACTTCTCAAGTTTGTTGATAAGTTGCATGAGGGAGTAAACGATCTTATACTATCTTCTGCTACAGGCAGTGGCAAGACGGTAATGCTTCTGAAAATGTGGACTATGCTCAGAGTACCGGCACTAGTAATAGTACCAAAGTCGGATTTGATGGAGCAGTGGGAAGAGAGAATAATCCAATTTACTAATATTAAAAAAGAGCACATCGGAAAAGCAAGACAGGACGTTTGTAATTACAAAGACAAAGCAGTAGTAATAGGAATGATCCACTCTCTTTGTAAAGATAAATATCCTGTAAGTTTCAAGCACTATTTTGGGGCAGTAATATTTGACGAGTTGCATAAGTTGGGAGCACAAACATTTTCTCAGGTAGGTGGCATGTTCCCTGCGAAGTATAGAATTGGAGCTACTGCTACACTTCGCAGAGCAGATGGCATGAGCCGAGTGTTTTACTCTCACTTAGGAGAGAATGTAATCAAGCCTTTAAGGGGAGATCAACCAACTCCTAAGATAGTAATAGTGCGGTATCAAAATTCGTCAGGCAGAATACCGCATTGGGCGAATACCAAAGTAAAAAGAAGAGGCACTCTTTTCTCTCTACTATCGGGGAATAGGGAGAGAACGGAATGGATCGCTGAGTATGCTAAGGAAGTATACAGTTCGGGGAGACAAACTCTAGTTTTAGGTGAGAGAATAAAACAGCTAGAGAATATCAGGACAATCCTTTATTCCGGTTTAGGAGTAGATAGAAAAGACATCGGTTTATACATCGGAAAGACATCGGCTACTGAGAGGGAAAGAATAGCGAAGGAGTGTAGAATAATTTTAGCAACTACTTCTATGCTTTCGTTAGGCACAGATATACCTACACTTAGGGGGCTAGTATTTGCAACACCATTGGCAGACGCAGAGCAAGCTATAGGGAGAATTTGCCGTCACGCTAGAGGTACGGAATACCCAGTAGTAATTGACTTTGTGGATGCCACTTATAATGATTGCAACAACTGGCTACGAGCTAGGTTGAAACTGTACCAACGAAAGGAATGGGAAGTAGTTTATGCAACTAGACAATGATACCTCAAATGGCGAAGAGCCGTATCACGTTAAATACTACCGTGAGAATAAACCTACCATATCTGAACTACGCAAGATCAAGTATCACACCGACCCGAAGTATAGGGAGAAAGCAAAGAAGCGAGCTAGAGATCGCTATCGAAAAAAGCTACGTTCTCCCGACAAAAAGCTAGGCTATACCATAAAGTACATAGACGGAGTTGCAGTATATTCCGTGAAGTATGTTCTTGGAGTAATCTCGAAGAGCAGAGATTTTCTTGACGTTTGGGAAGAGAACGGCAGAATCCCAAAGTCAACTTATTTGGATAACAGAGGGTGGCGACTTTACACGCAACACCAGATCAATATTCTAGACACTGCCATAGGGAAGTACGATTCAGGGGAGTGGACTAGAGAAGAAGTTGCTGCATACTTACACGCTCATTGGGAAGGATAATAGGAGGAAGTAATGGCAGATAGACCGATCAACGACGAAGACATTGAACAAGAAGTAGACAAAGAAGCTAGCCCCGAGATCACTATCAGGGATGCGATAGCAGAGGTACGAACCACTATTTTCGGGAAAGAAGAAGTTTCACAAGACCGAATAAGAATAAGACCATTTGTTAGTAATGCTGCTTCAATATCAGTAAAGGCAGGGTTTACAAAAAACCTTGGCAACTATGAGTCCGCTAGAGTCGATGTTATGCTTACCATGCCTTGCTATCCAGAAGAAGTTGATAGAATATATGAGGAAGTAAAAGATTGGGTTGATGCTAGGATAGACTATCTCTGGAAGGAAATAGAAGGAGGCAAGAGTGCCAAGACTCGATGATATTGTAAGAGGTAGTATAAGAAAATACGGACTCAATACGGTAACTAGAGGAGAAGGAGTAGTATCAGATTTTCCGAGGATACCTACCGGAATTTTCTCTCTAGACTACGCTGTAGGTGGGGGATTCCCGATACAGGTTACTTCTTCTCTATACGGACCTCCCGGCGGTGGTAAATCACTAGTACTTCAAAAGCTGATTGCTTCTGCTCAAAACCTATGTTGGAAATGCTTTCAATACCATTGGGATTGTGAGTGCGATAAGTCAGATCGAAGAGATGCAGTAATAGTATGCACCGAGATCATGGACGTTGAGTGGGCGAGACTATTGGGAGTAAATGTAGACGAGCTAGTAATAGTTGAGCCAGAGTACGGTGAGCAAGCAGTAGACATTATCATCGAAGTACTTCAAGCACCCGATGTAGGATTGGTGTGCCTTGACTCTTTAGCAATGCTCACTCCATTAGCAGAGCTAGAGTCTAGCGCGGAAGATTTTCAAGTAGCAAGTCAAGCACGATTGATAGCGAAGATGATCCGAAAAATAAAATCTACTTTGATACGAGAGAAGAAGAAAGGACACCACGTAGCATTTGTGGCATCGAATCAAGTGAGAGTAAAGATCGGGCAATTCTTTGGCAATCCAGAAGAAGTACCCGGTGGGTTCGCTAGCAAACACGATTGGCATTTAACTCTCAGAATGAGCCAGTTGAAGTCGGACGATGTAGACAAAGAAACGGAAATGACCATCAACGGTAAATTCAAAGCTAGTATGGTAGCAATGGGAAACAAGCGAAAACTCTTTACTATGTCAGGAGCGTCGGAGTTCTTCTGTACCGTGGGCGAGGGTGGAGAGTTTGTAAAGGGAACCATCGCAGACTTCAATACAGTGGACAAGTTCGGAACCGATATAGGATTCATCACGAAGAGTCCTTGGGGAGTACTAGACCGTACTTGGCAGACGAAGAGGGATATGCTAGAGGATTGGAAGACAAACGATAATTTTTATTTGAGCGTGAAGAAGAAACTTGTAGAGGAGTATAGAAACATGGCTAAAATGCAAATGGGGCCGAGATAATGATATTAACATGCTACTGCGGGAATGGACTAGACATTCCCTATACGAAGAAGAAGCAAGTACTACCAGACCTAACAAAGTTTTGCGGAGTAGACTGCATAACTCAATACCTGAAAACCAAAGAAGTAGAGAAGGTTTCCAATGGTATTAAACCGAACAATATATCCCAAGCACTAGAGTATTGGGATAATAGATTCCAAATGTTTTTTAGAAGTAGAACAGAATCGGTAGTTGCTAACTTCTCAACGAATAGTAAAATTGTTTGGTTGTACGAACCATATACCATAGTGCTTAAAAATGGGAGAGAGTACACTCCCGACTTTTACTTGCCTGAGTTTGGACACTTCTTAGAAGTAAAAGGGCTATGGCAAGGTTCAGCTAAAAAGAAGATAAGGTTGGCAATAGAACAAGGATACTCAGTAGTACTTATACCTGACTATTTAGCAAGGAAAATGGAGAAGTGGAATGATACAAGATACGGAGTGCTCCCAAGTGAGGAAAGTCCGTTTCCATAGCATAGATGAAGTAATTGATTTTTTGAAAAGGCATGGGAAGAGAATCGGGGAGCTATCAAATAGAGGATTCAAAGAGGCGAACGATGTAGTAAAGTGGTACAATATGCTTTATACTAGTCCCGGCGATCCCGGCACACAAGCATTGTTAATGGGGGCTTTAGAGGATTATCTAGATAAGTCTGTCGATGCTCCACAAAGTATACCACTATAGAAGTCACTGACCAACAACTACAAAAGTATTTTAAGTGAGCATAAAGGAGAAGTAATGAAGCGAGTGCTCTTAATCGTGGCGGGATTGTTGTACTTATTGTCTACTACCTCATTTGCCGAAACTCTTTTCTGGAACTACAATTCTTATTACTACAGGAATATAGCGGGATTCAGGTTATACTCTGGAACAGAAGAAGGGAATTATCCGACTCTAGTAGCCACCATACCAAAATCCGAGGTAGTAATTACTGACGAGCAACCTATCTTTTTAGAAGAGCATTTCGATACAGACCCAGGCAGTAAATACAATATCACAAGAGGTTCATGGAGTTGGGTATCCGACACCAAGAACATGAAAGTAGAAAGTTCCGAGTTCATGGTAGTATTTGAATACCCTGCGGGAGTCAATAGTGGAATGTCGTTTTGGTATTGGCCTGAGAAGTCAACAGGAGATCAACCAATACTTTACTCCTATATAAAGGATGAAGCTATGTCTGCGGATACCGGCTATGGCACATACTACGAGTTGCGCTTTGCAGGAGCAGACGGTATTCGCTATTCTAACTGGCGCAAGTGTTATGACGGCAAGTATGGGGGAGTAAATGGTGCCAAGTCGCTGTCTAGATACGAGCAGTGTAATATAGTAGAAGGACAAACCAATATCTGTTATGGATTCAGGATTAGCATGGATTGGAGTTCAAACTACTACGGGGTAAACATTCTTAATCAGAAGTTGAAAAACTTTAACGATGCTTATGGGGAAGACTCAAAACCATTGAGCATAAACAAACTAGAGATAATAGTACAGCAGCAAAGTTTTTGGATTGACGATATAATCATCGGAGGTAACATGACTCTCAGTAAGGAAATGAATCTTGGGAGTACTAGTCCGATATACTACACTATGACTGCTATTAAACAAGACCCAGACGATAGCAGTAAAGTATTAGAGAGTGACAAGTCGATCCCTGCTTACTATACTACTGATGGCAAACCACCGGCACTGCAAAATTTTAAAGTGAGAAAAAAATGATATTCGATCAAGTAGTATACCGAAAGTCTAGCGAGTCTATGCCAGAAGTATCCAATAATTCTGTTCACTTGATAGTGACTTCTCCCCCATACCCTATGATAGAGAAGTGGGACGATCTATTTGAGGTAGTAGATTTTTGGACTCAACACGACAAACTTCTTCGCATTTGGGAAGAGTGCAAAAGAGTACTAGTCAGTGGCGGTATACTATGTCTAAACATAGGAGACGCAACAAGAACAGTAGACGGAAACTTTACTTGTTATCCGAACTATGCTCATACCACTATGCAGCTATTCAAAATTGGCTTTACTCCACTCATACCGATTATATGGAAGAAGATCAGCAATAGGCCAAATGCTTTCTTAGGTAGTGGAATGATACCCCCAAATGCCTATATTGCACAAGATTGTGAGTACATAGGCATTTACAGGAAGGGGAGTATTAGAAAGTTTCCTCCCCACGATCTTTGTCGATACGCTAGTGAGTTTACCAAAGAGCAGAGAGACCTGTGGTTTCAGCAAGTATGGCAAATTCCCGGTGCTATGGGGGCAAAGAATACTTCGGCGTTTCCAGAAGAAGTTCCAAGGAGACTAGTTCAAATGTTTTCTTGTCTGGAAGAGACAGTGCTGGACCCGTTTTCAGGTACAGGGACAACTAGTAAAGTATGCGAAGAACTAGAAAGGAACTTTATAGGCTATGAAATCAGAGAAGTTTAAATGCAACCCAGAGGGCTATCAGAAGTACTTACACCACCTCAGAGAAGAAGGAGAAAACGATATTTTTTGGAGATACTTTGACGGAGGAAAAAACAAGTCCGATGTATTTGATCGGGGAGAGTATAACTTCAACCAACATATACTACCTTTTATAGCGAAGTATGTTTTTGATAGAGAGTGTTCCCTAGAGATCGGCTATGGCAGTGGAGCACAACTAGCTCAGGTGTCGAAGTACTTCAATTGGTCCATAGGTCTTGATGTTCACTTGGAGCATGATTACGTCAAAGACGAGCTGACTAGAATGGGAATCGGCAATGTAGAATTACTAGTCGGGGATGGAAGTAGAATACCGAATAGAGCGGATTTGATGGAAGATGAAAGAGTTGACTTCATACACTCTTGGGTTACGTTTATGCACTTAGGTAAGATAAGAGTTTTCGATCACTACCTAGGGGAAATGTATAGAGTGTTGAAACCTGAAGGAGTCGCTTGCATTTACTTCGCTAGAGCACACATCAATAGAGAAGTAGAAGCGACCGTGATTAACTACATGCAGGATTGTAAGACTGAGAAAGAGCAGAACATTACTTTCATAGAAGGTAGAGAAGACACCAAATTAAACGTATGCAATCTCAGAGTCTCCTTATGGTATGCAGTACAGTTGTGCGAGGATAGAGGATTTGAAGTATTAGAAAAAACCTGTTCTAAAAAGATCGTGGGCCAAAAGACTCTAGTCGGAGGGCAACACGGTCTAGTGATAAGGAAAACATAATGGCAGATAACTTTTATACTTCCTACAGGGAGTATATGCAGAGTGGCGATTTAGTTGAGTTCCGGTCTAAGAGTCTTTTGGGAAGTGCAATCAGAAAAATAACAGGAGAAGATGTAAATCATAGTGCAGTAATTCTGAGAGTAGACGAATACAAGCATATCAAAGATAGAGTGTTTTTGATAGAGGCAATGCCTATGGGAGTAGAACTAACGGCATTTAGCGAGAGACTAGAAGGCTACGATGGTGAAGTATATTGGTACAGGCTTAAAGCTACTCAGGAGCAAAGAGACATAGTGGCTAGTTTTGTAATCTCACTAGCCTCAAGGAAGAGAGGAGACAAAAGATACGACTACTTCGGTTTCCTAAAAAATATATTCGGGCCAACCGTTATTGATACGTCTACATACTTCTGCTCCGAGGTATACCATGCGAGTCTTATGGTAGCAGGTATACTACCGGCTGGAGATATATGTATAAGGCCGGGAGGGTTCACAAAACTAGACGTACATGAAGTACGACACTTAATTTACAAATCGTAGGAGTAGAAGAAAAATGAGATTCCTAGAAGAGATAATTGCATCCTCAGAAAGTACTCCTCCCGTTGATAGTAGTGTAATATCCCAAATAACGGACCCTACTAAACTGCCATACCATTTACTTGATGCAACTTCGGGAAGACGGACAGAGAAGAGATATAAGAGTCTAAGACTTTCAGAGATAGATGGAGCATGTAGTAGAGAGTATGTGCTTGGCAATTTACTAGACCTATCATACTTCGATACCGCAAGGTTTTCAAATGTATGGCAGATGGATATGGGAAGTGCTATGCACTGGCACGTACAAAATGATCCCCGATACTTCGGTGATAGACTAGTAGGGTGGTGGGAATGTAGAGCATGTGGAATGGAGAGAAGGTTTGGTGTTAGACCACAAGAACCATGCGAACACTGTAGAGCGCATCCTAGAGTCACTCAATACAAGGAGTATATGTTTCGGCTATACAATCCTTACAGAGTGGTAGGCAAGGCAGACGCAATACTACGAATCGAGCCGAGAGTATACAGGTTCGGGGAAATAAAAACCGTGAGCAAAGATATGGAAAACCCCGATGGTTCCCATATAGCGCAGATCGCGGCGTACACGTACTTTTCTCGCAACGATGATAAATTACCGATAACAATTGACCGGAGTATTTGCTATCTGTTCTATTTCAATAAACTGTTCAATTGGCGATCCCCAGTGAAAGTATTTCCAATAAGAATGACAGAAGCACTAGTTGATCCCTTGAAGAAGAAAGCAGCAGAGATCACAAACGGTATAGCGACTAGAACATTACCTGTACCACTGACACCTTGCATAGCTAGTAATTTCTCAAAAGGGAGAGCGAAGAATTGTGGAATTGCTGATACATGCAAGCAAATGTTTAATACGGGAGTAAATACAATTGAGCAGTAGAAAAATAGCTTTGCAGAATAAGGCAAGGGGAAGAGCATTTCAGGCTAAACTAGCTCAAATGGCAGGGGGAGTAAACATCGGGACGCTAGGTGGTGAAGACGTTTCCCACGAAGAGTTTTCTTATGAAGCAAAAACCTATAAACCTAATACAGTAAGCAACAAGGGAAGAAATTGGGTCGGGGAGCAAATGCTCTACCATGTAGACAAGGGAGATGTAAAAAAGTATGTAGTATATAAAGTCGAAATGCCGTCTTGTAATTTAATCATGCTCAGGTGGGTATGGTGGAAAGATATACTAGAGGGAAATGTTAATGAAGTACTCCTTCGCAACAATACAATATCGGTGTTCCTAAATAAGTTCATTGGGTTTACCTACATGAGACAAGCAGAAGCAAATTGTCCTGACGGCAAGTTACCAGTAGTAGTTGTGCATACTACGGGGAAGAGACATGAGCGGGATATAGTTTTACTACTAGATGAATACTGGAATAGTCTCATAAATAAAATCCTTGACAAAAGCGTTTAATTTTGGTAATAATAGATAATGAGGCACACTAAAAAATGGGGGCTAGTATGAAATTTTTAAATCGGTCAGATGAGGAGTACGAAGACGAAAACCCTACCGAAGTACTACAAGATTTAGTGAGGAAGACAGAGCCAGAACCAGAACCAGAAGAAGTAAGCCAAGAGTCGAGCAGTGAGAAATTGCCGCTAGACACCTACCTCAAAGCAAGTTACCCCCTAATATGGATTAGAACCGAAGAAGATCAGAGAGCAGTAAAGTTAATCAAGGAGAACATAAGTAAAGTCTCTAGCTTGAAGTCCAAAGTGATCTATGGAGAGTTTAAATCTACTTCTGGAATGATGGTAACTAATTCAGGTGAACTTGAGTTCACGGCATCCTCAAAGAGTGTATGCGACGGAACCAATCCAGTTAAAGCATTACAGTATATAGTAGAGAATGTTAAGGATGAAGCAAACGATCCTCCTGTAGTACTAGTAATGCATAACATCAATCATGCTCTACGTGTACCGCAGTTTATCCAAAGTCTAAAAGACACTGCAATATACGCCCGACTGTACGGTTGCCATATTTTTCTAGTAGGTGCTGCATTAGACATACCGGCAGAGTTGAGAAGTACAGTCACCGTATACGATCTTGACCTACCGAGCCAAAATCTTTTTCGATCCAATTTTTCGGAGATCACAAGGGAGTATAAAAGTTTATTGACAGAAGAGGCAACTCCTGAGAAGATAAATATACTAGCCGCATCGGCAGTAGGTATGACCGAAATGCAAGGGGAGAACGCTCTAGCTCTTACCATAGTATCCGAGAAGAAGCTAGACCCTAAAGTTATTCAGTACGAGAAAGAACAGGCAATAAAAAGAAGTGAAGTATTAGAATTTGTCCACTCAAAGGAAACTATAAATCAGTTAGGTGGGTGGCAGCATTACAAGTATTGGCTGTCGTTAAGACGCAATGCTATGGCACCAGAAGCAATTGAGTATGGATTGAAGTTTCCAAAGGGAGTAATAGTTGTCGGAACGCCCGGTTGTGGTAAGTCTCTAGCAGCGAGAGTCACTAGTAGTTATTTAGGAATACCTCTACTAAAGTTCGACATGGGTAAATTGTTTCGGTCTCTAGTAGGTCAATCAGAGCAGACCACTAGGGCTATGGCGAAGACAGCCGAAGCAGTCGCGCCCATAGTACTATGGATTGAAGAAATTGAAAAATCGGCAGCAGGGAGTCAATCATCAGGCAGTAGTGACAGCGGAACCACAGCTAGAGTTATGGCAACACTATTGACTTGGATGCAAGAGACTACTAAGCCGATTTTCTTTTTCGCTACCTGTAATAACATCGACACTCTACCGGCAGAAGTATACCGCAAGGGTAGGTTTTCTGAATTGTTTGGAGTGCAAGAACCAGATGAAGAAGAGAGAGCAGAAATCTGGAAGATAAAAATCGGGGAGAAGAGACCAAAAAGAGTAGAAGACTTTGACTACGATCAACTAGTTTCGGTCTCTGAAATGTATACTGGCGCAGAGATAGAGATAGCAGTAGACGAAGCGATGTATACCGCATTTCACGACGATAAAAGAGAATTTACTACCGAAGACTTATCCCTTGCTATACAGAACATGATCCCACAAGCAGTTACTAGTGCCAAACGATGTGATGCGATCAGGGATTGGATGAAGACTAGAGTGAGAATGGTATCAGGTAAAGAAGTAACATCGGCAGAAGAGAAACATCGTAGTAACACTTGGAGAAAAATTAGAGGGGAAGGATAATGGCTGTACCAGACGACTTCAAAGGTAAAGACTTAGGACCAAGAGCGGAATCGGTAAGAGAAGAAATAAAAGAAGAGTGTGAACGAATAGAGGAGAGCTATATAGTACTAGCTCAATTACTGCACGAATCCGTAGAGAACGGATATTTTGTTAGGTGGGGCTACTCTACTTTCGATGAGTATGTGAACGAGGAGTTGGGAATAAGCTACCGAAAAGCTGCATACCTAGTACAGATTGCCAACGTAGTAAAGAACTTGAAAATTGATTGGCACGACATTGAAGGAATTGGATGGACTAGAATGAGAACCATCGTTCCTGCATTAAAGCAAGATGGAGTAGTTGGCGATTGGCTTGAACTTGCCGGTGAATTGTCAGTTAAGGATTTAGAGAAACTAGTAAAAGACAATAAGATCGGAGCAGAAATTTCCTCTAGTGGTGGCGATGCAGTAGTCACACTGAAATTCAGAGTTACCAAAGAACAGTCCGATATTATAATGGATGCTCTCTCCTACGCGAAGAGAAGTATTAATGCCGAAGACGATGTTATGGCTCTAGAGCAGATGGCATTTGATTACATTATGAAGTCCGGTGCCGATCCTGAGAGAGTAAACCTTGAAGACATTTGCTCTTGGGTAGAGCAGCAGTACGGAGTTGAGTTGGCAGTAATGAGTAGAGAAGAAATTGCTAACATGGCGGGAGAGACAAATGAAAATGCCGTGGGGCAAGTACAAGGGGATGCGAATTGAAGACATACCATCGGGGTACTTGAAATGGGCCGCTGCTAATTTCAGTGATGATGTAATAGCAGAGGCAGCAGACGAAGAGTATAATTGGAGAGAAGAGTGCGGAGAGCACTTTTGGGAAGACGAGTAGTAAACTAAACTGGAAAGAAAGGAGAGGCACAATGGGAGAGTTGAGGATTCTAACTAGTATGAGTGCAGCACAAATGGCGTATGGTATTCCCAAACACCTACTTACACCGGGAGATACCAAAGTAATATTTGACTCCGAGAATAAGGACGAAGTAGCAGCAGCAAAAGATCAATTCAAGTCTCTAATTAAAAAAGGATTTACTGCTTATACGGTAGGCAAGGATCACAAGAAAAATGAGAAGGTGACTAAGTTCGACAAAAGTGAAGGAAAGTATATCATGGTCCCACCAATAGCAGGAGCATAAAATGGTAACATTCGATTACTGGAATAGTATTGGAACCTCTGCTACCACTAGCGGAACATGGTATGTTTGGAGTAATACAACAGAAACATCTTCGAGCACAACTTATACTACGACAGGAGACACTTGGCGTTATTGGGGGACTACTTCTGATACCATACGCATAAGCGATTCTGATGTCACTTGGAAAGGGTGGAGGTACGAGCAGTATAAGTCCGAGCCTACTCCTGTAGGAGCAGAGTCTATTGATGTAAACGTAGTAGAGATACCCAAAGAGACGACTGAGCAGAAGAGAGCTAGAGAAGCACAAGTAAGAATAAATGCAGAGTGGCGATTGATAAAAGCCAGAGAAGTAAAGAAGGATAGAAGTGAAGCAGAAAAGAGAGCGAGAGAACTATTGCTTGACATTATTGGCGAAGATCAGACGAAGGTCTATAATCGAACGGGAAGAGTACTAGTCAATGGAAACAAATATCAGTGGTTAATCACTAAGGATGGGGAAGTACGAAAAATCACAAAGACAACTGTAGTAGATTTGTGCGTATGCCTTCAAAGTAGACATTCATTTCCTGAGACCGATAATGTTATAGCGATGGCATTAGCCGCGAAACTAGATGAAGATGAGTTTTTGAAGAAAGCAAACTTTATAAGTAGAGAATCAATGACTTCTATGAATAGAGCATTGATAAGAGAAGCGGCTAATTTTTAGGGAGATATGATGATATAGTATAATTATATAAGTACTATAATAGGAGCTACTATGTAGTGTCAGATCAGAACGACACCAAAATTGGGCCAAAGGCCAAGGAGTAATTATGAAAATTACATTGAAGATCGCGGCGGTAATTACAGTTCTTCTTCTCTGTCCAGTAAGCGGTCAGAGTGGAGATAAGAATGTAGTAAGGTCGGAAAGACATAATGCCCTGAGAAACAAAAGTAGTGAATCGACTGCTGGAGCGAAGAACTACTCTGTTTCCCCCTACCGGCCTTACTACATTCAACCTAAACCAGAGGGCAGTGTAGGGAGATATACTAGGTATCACTTTAGAGGATACCCAGTATATCCACCATCGACAAAAGGAAGATATGGAAGACGATACCATTCGCGTAGAATACGTTGACTTTGAGGAAGTAAAGAAGTGGCCCAGAAATCCAAAAGACCACGACTTACATGAGATCAGAAAATCTTTTAATAGGTTCGGATTCATAAAACCAGTACTTCTTGATGAAGGGACCGGCCAACTAGTCGCTGGACACGGAAGACTAGAAACTCTGCGGCTCATTAGAAAAAACGAAGGAGAGCCACCAAGGGGAGTCAAAGTGTCTGGTGATAGTTGGCTGGTCCCTGTTTTACGAGGAGTAGAGTTTAAAGATGCTAGAGAAGCAGAAGCGTTTCTTCTAGCTGATAATCGACTCAGCGAAATTGGAGGATGGAATAAAAATTTATTAGATTCTATCATAGGGGAAATGTCTGAAGTAGACGGAATGTTAGAAGGAATCGGATTCGATGATTTAGCAGTAGATAAAATTCTTGAGCAAGAAAAGCTAAAGGAAGAAGTTAAAGAGGTAAGAGAATATACTAAAGTACATTTACTCATTTCGTTTCCACCCGAAAGAATCCATGAAGTATCAAAGATCATGGAACAACTAGAGAAATTTGGAGACATACAATTTGAGACGGAGAAGAATTAAGAATGTATGCCGGTAATGAGGTTTTTAAAGTAGAGAACTCTTATTTTACTGACAAAGTGATGATGAGAAGTAATCACTTGCCAAAGATAGAAGAGATAAATGTTTTGGATGCGTTCTCCGCAGATGGAGATATATGGAGAGCAGTAAAAAGGATAAATCCAGATAAGAATATAAAAGTTGCTAGAGTAGAATCTAGAAGGCATCGTAGAGGATTTTATTTAAGAGGGGATAATGTTAGGTTTATGCGAAACACCGACTTAAATACTTACGATGTGATAGACTTGGATTCTTATGGAATACCATATCCACAAATAGAAGAAGTATTCAATCAGGCGAAAAGGTTTGACCATAAGGTAGTATTATTTTTGACTTTCAATGCTCTGGGCCTAAGTACTCTCCCTTTCAAGATGCTTTATAAGTTGGGGTTTACACGTAAAATGTGTAAGATAAGTTCTACTATAGTAAGTAGATACCCAGAAGAGAAGATGTTTGGGTATTTGTCTAAGAAAGGAGTCAAGAGATGTTACCGTAGGGAGTATAGGTATAAGAGTGATTACGGATATTATGTTTGTTTTACTATAGGAGATAACGATGAATGTCCTATACCAACCTAAAGGAAGAGCTAGAGAGTATAGTCATTGGGCGTTGAATGTGTATAACGGGTGTAGTCATGGTTGCGTCTATTGCTACGTCCCTCCTATATTTAAGAAAGACCCAGAGCTATTTAGAAAGCAAGTTTACCCGAGAAAGAATGTAGTAAACTTATTGAGAGAAGACTTGGGTGATTTTCTTACTAGATATGTCATACCTTTTAAAGAAGCATTTTCTGCCGAAAGAGATTATATCTCATTCGCAGAAATTTTGAGACTCCCAGAAGACCCAACAGTACTTCTCAGTTTTGCATGTGATCCATACCAACCAATAGAAGAAGAGTTAAAAATAACTCAGAAGTGTTTAGAGTTATTTGTTCAGTTCGGTGTGCCTGTTCAGATTCTTACAAAAGGGTGCAAACTAGCAGTAAGGGATTTTGATTTACTAGCTCATAGTTCATATAATAGATATGCAGTAACACTGACCCATACAGACGATGAAGTACTTTCCAGAATAGAACCTGGAGCTAGTACTTATCAAGAGAGACTTTCTTCTCTACGATTGGCTAAAGAGTTAGGAATAAGTACATGGGTGAGTCTTGAGCCAGTAATTGATTTTAACGAAACCTATAAGATAATAGAAGACACAAAAGAGTTTGTAGATCACTACAAAGTGGGGAAGTTAAACCACGATCCTTATGCAGACAAACTTGATTGGCGTGATTTTAAGGAGGAAGTAATTTATCGGCTTGCTAAGACAGGGAAGAGTTATTATCTAAAGGAAGATTTAAGGAAATTTTAATGAGTGACATTCGCATAGACTATATAAATTTTGAAGAGATAGAGAAGTGGCCTAGGAATCCGAAAGACCACGATCTGCAAGAGTTGAAGAAGTCATTCGACAGGTTCGGATTTATTACTCCTGTATTGTTCGATGAAAACACCAAAAAACTAGTTGCCGGTCATGGTAGACTAGATGCTCTGTCTTCTATAAAGGCCAATGGCAATAGTCCTCCAAAGGGAGTAAAAATTGACGGAGATAATTGGCTTGTGCCTGTTATACTAGGAGTACACTTCAGAGACCCTGCTGAAGCAGAATCCTATTTACTAGCAGACAATCGACTGAGCGAAGCGGGTGGGTGGAAAAAAGAATTATTGACCGAGATCATCAGAGAGATGGGAAGTGCCAAAGATATAAATTTGCTAGAGGGTACAGGATTCAATATTGAAGATTTTCTTCCACCAGAAGAGAAGTATGATTTTATGTCAGATGAAGACATGGAAGAGGTTAAAAGTGAATTAAGAAACGGGGTATTCATTTCAGTAGGTTTTTGTGATATTATTGTTATGCCTAGTGATGAATATTTTGATTTACTTTTTAATTTTTCTGGGAAACACAGGGAGTTTACTGATGAGGAAAGGAGAGTAATTATTAAACATATAGCAGAAGGTATCCATGAACTACGAACTAGAGAAGAGAATACAAATAGCGGAGAACAACATAATTGAATGGTACGAGTATTTTGAAGGTAAAGTATTTGTTTCTTACTCAGGGGGCAAGGATTCTACTACCATGCTACATATTGTAAGAAAACTTTATCCTGATGTACCCGCAGTATTTTCAAATACAGGACTAGAATGGCCCGAGGTAGTAATACATGCGAAGAAGCAAGATAATGTTACATTTGTAAGACCTAAGATTCCGTTTCACAAGATAATAGAGAAGTACGGCTATCCGGTAGTGTCAAAATCAGTATCTCAAAAGATATATGAAATACGTCATGCAAAAAGTAGATATAGCAGACAAAGAAAACTGAGCGGTAAGATAGGAATGAGTCTGCCTAAGAAGTACAGATATTTACTTGGTGCTCCATTTAAAATATCCGACAAGTGTTGTAAGTTTATAAAAAAAGAGCCTTTACTCCGTTACCAAAAAGAGACAGGAAGAGTTCCATACATAGGTCTGTTAGCAGAGGATAGTAGAGCTAGATCGCAATCTCATTTCAAACATGGATGCAACGCTTTCCATAGGTATTACGGACCAGAGAGTAGACCTATAATGTCTTGGAGTAGTAAAAATGTTTGGGATTATATTCATTACTACAATTTAGAGTATCCTAAAGTCTATGATATGGGTATGCACCAGACAGGCTGTATGTTTTGTGCTTATGGTAGTAATTTTATGAATACCCCTAATAGATTCCAGAGAATGAAGATTACTCATCCGAAGCAGTACAATTATGTTATTAACAAGTTGAAGATGGGTGAAGTATTGGACTATATGGGCATACCTTACAAATAGAGGATTAAATGAGTAAAGAAGAGCAAGTTTCCCACAAGCAAATGCGTATACTTCGACTGAGGTTCGATCAGTTGAATAAAGAAT